TCCGCGGCGTGCGGCCGGGCGACGTGACGCTTGAGGCGATCGGGCCGCACGGCGCCGAGCCCGGCGTGACGCTGGCCGGCCGGGCGGTCGAGCTCGCCGATCGCGAAGACGGCGAATACGGCACGTTCCGGGTGAGCCGCACGCGGGCCGGCGATGAGCTCCTTGAGCTCGCGCGTGACGGCGTGTATCGCGCCGCTTCGATCGTCTTCTCACCCGTCTCAAGCCGTCTCGTTGACGGCGTGATCGAGCGGCAGGCCGCAGTGCTTCGCCGCGTCGGAATCGTGGAGCTCGGCGCCTACGCCGAGGCGCAAGTGCTCGCCGTTCGTTCGGCGACTAGCGGAGGGAATGGCACAGTGACAGAGCCGCGTATCCCGGATCCCGAGCCGGATCCCGTTCCGAATCCCGAGCCCGAGCCCGTGCCGCCCGCGGGCCGCGCGTGGCGCATGACGGCCGGCGAGAGCCCGGAGCTCCTCGGCCGGATGGAGGAGCTCCGCACCGATCTCATCGGGCGGATGGCACTCTTGGAGGGCCGCGGGCACGGCGCCGGCAGCCCGTCGCCGCTCGCGCGCTGGGAGAGCTTCGGCGCCTACGCCGACGCCGCGTACAGCGATCCCGACGCCGCGCCGCTCCTCGCGCGCGCGCTCGCCGATCAGCTCACGACCGACTCGCCGGGCGTCGTGCCGCCGGCGTGGGTCGCGACCGTCGCCGGCATCCTCGCATTCCCGCGGCCGGCGGTCACAGCGCTCGGCGGGCCGGCGCCGCTCGGGCCGACCGGAATGGAGCTCGACTGGCCGTATCTCGATCCGGCTCTCTCGCTTGACACGATCGTCGCGAAGCAGGCAACGGAAAAGACGCAGATCGCGAGCGTCAAGGTCAAGATCCTCAAGGCATCGCAGCCGATCGACACCTACGCCGGCGGCTCGGACGTGAGCTATCAGCTCATCCGCCGGAGCTCGCCGAGCTACCGCGAGGCATATCTCCGGATCCTCGCGATCGCCTACGCGCGGGCGACCGAAGCCGCGTTTGAGGCGCAGCTCCTCGCCGTCGCCGGGAGCTCGCTCGTGCTCACCGCGACGTCAACGGCCGATCAGGTCCGGGCGTTCCTCTTTGCGGCGAGCTCGATCGTCGCCGACAACACGGGCGCTCCGGCGACCGTTGATCTCGTCTCGCCGACCGAGTTTGCGCGGCTCGGCGGGCTCGCGAATCTGTGGCCGGCGTCATACGGCACGAACAACATTGCCGGCACGGCGCAGGCGAGCACGCTCCGCGTCGACATCTCCGGGCTGCCGATCATCCGGGCGCCGTTCCTCACCGGCAACGTGCATCTCGTGACGAACGGCGAAGCGGCGAGCTGGCACGAAGACGGGCCGTTCCCGATCTCGGCCGAAGACGTCGCGAAGCTCGGGCAAAACGTCGCGATATGGGGTATGGGCACCGGCGCGACGACCGCGCCAAAGGGCATCGTCAAGTCAACGCTCACGTAGGCCGGCCGTGGTCGAGTGGGTGACGGGTGCCGAGATCCTCGTGCACTCGGGAGCGTATGCGGATCCGGCCGACGCGAAGCCGGCGGATGCGGAGTGGGCCGGGCTGTGCGCGAGCGCAGTCTCGGCCGGCTTCGATCACCGGCTCTACGGCGCCGTGTGGGCGACGCCGCCGATCGATCCGCCCGAGCTGCCGGCGGAGCTCCTCGCCGCGGCTCGGGGCGCCGGCGTGGAGTGCTACAAGCGGCGCGAAGCGACATTCGGACTCACCGGCTACGTTGACTTGCAGGGCGCCGCGGTCCGCGTCGCACGCGACTATCTCGAAGCCGTCGCGCCGATCCTCGCGCGCTACGCGACCGTCGGGATCGCATGAGCCGCACGATGAGCGACCGGGCCGCGCTCCTCGCCGCGTTCGATGCCGCCGAGCTCCGCACGGCGACGACCGGCAAGCTCTCCGCGCCGTGCGTGCATATCGAGCCCGGCGATCCGTGGAGCGTGCCGGCGCGGCTGCCCGGCCGCGTGAGCCGGTGGCGGCTCACGGCGATCGCCGGCAAGGCCGACTCGGAGGGCGCCTACGCGACGCTCGGCGATCTCATCGACGGGATCGATAGCGCGCTTCGCACTGTGCCCGGCTGCGAGCTGCCGGCGTGGGCGAAGCCGTCGGACTACGCGATTGACGGCGTGCCGTACGCGGCGACCGTCGCGACGATTCAGCTCGCGACCACGTAGAGGAGAAAGCCGATGAGCTCGCCGCTTTTCATGCAAGACGTCACGCTCAATCTGCGCTTGACGGTGCCCGGTACCGGGCTGCGCACCGAATATAACTGCGATCTCAGCACGGCCGAGATCGTCGCGACGCCGGGCGATTCGGTCGAGTACGCGACGCTCTGCCCGACGGGCTCGTACTCGCAGATCGGGAAGACGACCTACACGCTTCATATCGTCGCCGCGCAGCGCTGGGCCGCTGACGGGCTGGCCGGCTTCCTGTGGGATCACGACGGCGAGCTTGCAGACTTCCAGTATCAAGCGCACGGCGCCGGCAAGACGCCGAGCGCAACCGAGCCCGGCATGACCGGGCAGGTGCGGCTTGTCGCCGGTAACTACGGCGGCGAAGTGTCGACGTTCGCCGAGCTCGATGTCGAGCTTCCATGCACGGCGAAGCCGACAAAGATCGTCGCCGCGTTCCCGGCGGTCGCCGAAGCCGAAGCCGAGCCGGAGACGGCCGGCGCCGCGGCATAGGTGGCCGCATCGAAAACGTCCGTCAAGGTCGCCGGCGTTCGCGAAGTACAGAGCGCTCTCAAGGCGGTCGCCGCGGGCGCGGGCGATCTCAAGGCGGCGCATATGCGCGTCTCATCGATGCTCGTGCCCGGCGTCGCGCTCCGCACGCCGAGGCGCACGGGTGAGCTCGCCGCGTCGTGGCAGGCCGGCGCCACGAAGACGCGCGCGCGGATCACGTCGCCGCTCCTCCGCGCCGGGCCGATCGAGTACGGCTGGCCGGCGCACGGGATCGAGCCCGCGCGGATGGTGCGCGAGACCGTCACGGCATCGTCAACGGAGATCGTCGACACGTATCGCGAGGAGATCGCGAAGCTCGGCGAGAGCGCTCACCTTGAGGTCAAGCCGTGAGCCACTATCCCGAGGCGCGACGGGTTGAGCTCACGCTCGCCGACATCCGCCGGCTGACGATCCTTGAGCGTGCCCGTGCGTGCGCTCTGGCCGGCATCGCCGAGAGTGACATCCCGCGGATGCTCCGCGCCGTGTCACAGCGCAAGGGCAGCCCGGCGGCGATTGAGACCGGCGTGCTCCTCTTGTACGCGATCGCCTACCAGCTTGAGCGGCGTCTCGATCCGGAGCTTTCGTGGGACGCCGCGCAACGGCTCGACCTTGCGCTCAATCTCGGATCCGCGCCCGATCCGATCGCCGAAGCCGAGGCGCGCGCGAGCGTAGAGGCCGCGCTCGCAACCGGGCTTCCGCCGGCCGTCGCCGGAGAGCTCTCGCTCGCACAGCTCGACGCGTACGCCGAGGCGCGCAAGGGCACGCGACCGCATCGCCGCCGGGCGCCGGTGCGCCGATGAGTCTCGCGCTCGTTGTCGAGATCCTCGGCGACGCGACCGGGCTCGATAAGTCGCTCAAGGGCGCGAGCGGCTCGGTCGGCGGCTTCGGCGATATGCTCGGCGGGTCGACGCTCAAGGTCGCCGCGCTCGCCGGCGGCGTGACGCTGGCGGCCGGCGCGATTATCGAGATGACGGCCGCGGCCGCGGCTGACCGCGATGAGCAGGCGAAGCTTGAGACCGTGCTCAAGGCTGCCGGCGTCGCGACTGGTAACTACACCGACAAGGTTGACGCGGCGATCGAAGCCGGGCAGGCGCGGGCATTCTCCGACAGTGAGACGCGTGACGCGCTCGCGTCGCTCGTCACGGCGACGCACGATCTCGACACGGCCACGAGCTCGCTCGCGCTCGCGCAGGACGTCGCGCGCTTCGCCGGCGTTGATCTCGCGACCGCGGCCGATGCCGTCGCGAAAGCGCAAGCCGGGCAGGCCGGGCCGCTCGCGAAGCTCATCCCCGGACTCGACAAGGGCGCGAACGCGACCGAGACGCTCGCGAACGCGACGAAAGCCGCGGCCGGGCAGGCTGACACGTTCGCGAGCTCAACGGCCGGCATGGCGGCGCGCGGATCCGATGCGTTCGGCGAGCTCGGCGAGACGATCGGCTCGGCGTTCCTCCCGATCCTTGACGCGCTCCTCCCGATCTTGATTCAGCTCATCACTCTCCTCGGGCAGCTCATCAAGGCCGTGTTGCCGGCGATCATCCCGATCCTCAAGCTTCTCGGCTCTGCGCTCAAGGTGGTCGGCGACATCCTCGTGATCGTGGTCGAGTGGATTGTCAAGCTCGTCAAATGGCTCGGCGACGCGATCGGCACGCTCGGGCGCTTCCTTGACGCGATCAATCCGCTCAAGGGAATCACGCTGCCGTCGCTGCCGTTCCTGTCGGCGAGCCCGAGCTCGGCCGCGGGCGCCGGCGTCGGGCGCTCGGCGAGCCGGGCCGCGTCAACGGGCGCCGTCGCGCCGGCATCGATCACCATCTACACGACCGGCGACGGCATCGAAGCCGAGCAGGCCGTCGTGCGCGCGCTCCGGCGCGTCACGCGGCTCAACGGCGGCGTTGTGCCGGCGATCGGCTGGGCCGGCGGCTAGTGGTCGCTTCGATCGGGCCGGGCGCCGAGAGCGTCGGCATTCTCTTGTGGGCGGCGAAGCCGGGCGCCGCCCGGTGGGGTCGCGCGACGTGGGGCGGCGCGGCGTGGAGCTCGCCGGGCTGGCAGACCGTCGGCTGCGACGTCGGCGAAGTGACGCAACGGTGGGGCGCATCGCAGGAATCCGGCATCTTGAGCGTCGCCGAGGCGGGCGAGCTCGATCTCGGCACGATCGATCCGGCACGCGAGCTCGATCCGCTCAACACGGCGAGCCCGTACTACGGCGCCGTGCGGCCGGGCGTGCCGGTGCGGATCGTCGGCTACTCGCCGGCCGAGCGGATCCTCGCGACCGGCTATATCGATGAGGCGAGCTACGATCTCGCCTCGGCTCGTGGCCGCATCCGGGCCGTCGACGGGCTCGCCTATCTCGCGCAAGCGCAGCTCCCGGCGATGTCGCTCCCGAACACGCTCCGCGCTCGCGTGCGCGCGATCGTCGCCGCCGTCGGGCTCGGCTCGATCGTGCCCGTACAGCCCGAGACGATCCTCACGGAGCTCCTCGTCAACGGATCGTTTGAGCCCGACGCGGCCGGCTGGACGAACGCCGGCGGCGCCGCCGGCTCGGGATCGGTCGCCGTGAGCGGGGCGCCCGGTGGCGCGCGCGCGCTGCGCGTGGTCGGCGGCGCCGGCTATCCGCAGTACACACAGCGCGTGCCGTCGCTGCCCGGCTTGAGCTACGTAGTCAAGGGCTGGACATCGCGCCCGACGGGCAGCTTGCCGGGCTCGATCATCCCGGCCGCGTTCGATGCCGGCGGCACGCTGCTACTCGCCGCGCAGCTCGACGGCATCTCAACCGGCGGGCAGTGGGATTACTTGGAATCCGCGCCGTTCGTGACGCCGGCGAATACGGCATGGATGGAGGTTGATCTCCGGATTCACGCCGGCGCGACGACCGCGGCCGATGCGCCGCTTTTCGATCTCATCTCGCTCACCGGGCAGGACGTGACGACCGTGCTTGAGCCGGATCCGCCGGTGGCGCCGCACGATGGAACGGCGAAGCCGGCATGGCAGGCGATCGCCGACGCCGCGCAAGACGCGCTCGTGTACGTGTGGATTGATCCGACCGGGATGCTCCGCTTCCGCTCGTGGGGCTCTTTCGTTGACGCGCCGATCTCGATCGGCTGTCCGCCGGCCGATGCGGATCCCGGCG